TCTAATTCAACCATTCGACGAGCTGTGCCGAATACGATTCTTGCTTGATCTCGATCGGCTGCGCATGAATAAATTTCGGAACCGTTGCCGCCTAATGTCAGGGCCGACAATCCTGCCGATGCTGCGAGCGCAGATTTTCCGTTCTTTCGTGCCATGCCGATCAGGGCCACTCTGTGTTTGAAGCGGCCGTCTTTGCGTCGTGCAAGTGCGTGATTGAGAAGTTCCTTCTGCCATTCTCGCAGTTCTAGGAGTTGGCCTGCTGGTGCTGCTACTGAATCTTTTGTAACTCTGCAAACCGCTTCAGCAAATTCTGAATAGAGTGGGCCGTCTCCGCGTTTGCGGTCAGCTGCGTCCACCGGCGTCATCCAACGCGGCGGCCACGATTGTATTTTCTTTTTACCCACGTGATCGCTGCATTAATTCCTGGATGCGTGTCTGTGCTTGCACTTCTGCAAGTCCTAGCCTTGATCGCTCTACTGGATTGAACGCAATCAAAGAAAGCATGTTAGTGATCTGATAGTCGAGTTGTCGAAGTGCTACTCGATCTCTCCATTCGCCACCGCGAAATACTACGGCGCGTAGTTGGATGCGTTCATCCATTGTTTCGCAGAGCATCATCACTTGCTCGATGTCTGTCGTTGGTGAAATCCAGGCGCGTCCTGCTTTCCAGATTCGTTCCCACATCTTTGTGCCTTCTGGCCCTAGTGGTCGGAGAGGTTCTGGTGTTTCCATCGCCATCGGTAGTGCTATGACATTGGCCTTCTCTGGAAGTGGTCGCTTTCCAGGGTTCCCCAATTTGCGCTTTTGTTCTGTTGGCTTTGGTGGATTAGGCATCTTCGCTTCCTATGAAATCGTAAGTCTTGCCGGTGAGCTCGTTGATTGGCTGCACTCCGGTTAGTTGCTGCCATCGCTTGCAGATTACATCTGCGTAGATTGGATCGAGTTCTACGAGCGCTGCTTTCATTCCTAGTGAATGAGCTGCTACCAATGTGGAACCGGATCCGCCGAATGGATCAAGAATAAGCGATTCGCTGTTTGCTGAATTCTTGAGAACTCTTGTAATCAAACTAATCGGCTTCATCGTTGGATGTTCTGAGTTCCGGCGTGGGCGTGGTTCTCTGATCACCGTTGATGTGCTTCGTGCTGTTTCGATAATTTTGACGAGTTCTGTCTTGCTCAATGTGTCCAGGTCTTTAGTGGCAAAGTCTAGAACGGTTGAATCGTTGAATGGGCCAAACCACGGATGTGCTGCTCCTGGCTTCCATCCGTAAATAATTGGTTCGTGTTGCCAGTTGTAATCTTGACGGCTAAGTGTGAAGTTGTCTTTGACCCAGATAAGAATCTGCTTCAACATAAAACCTGAAGTTTTGAATGCTGATCTAAATGTCACGCTGCTTCCATCTGCGTGGCATACGTAAATCGGGCAGCCTTCTTTTGCGTTTGCGTACATCGCTGCGTATGTTGCAAGCAAGAAAGATTCAAACTCTAGATCGCTCATCGAATCGTTTTGAATTGTCAGGCTCTCGTTTGTTCCGCCGGTGTATGCCACGTTGTATGGCGGATCTGTAAAGATGCAATCTGCAAGTTTGTTGTCGAGTGCCTTTGCCAAAATTGCCGGGTCTGTTGAATCTCCGACGACTAATCTGTGCGGCCCTAGAATCCATACGTCGCCTTCTATGCTGTGTGCTTCGCGTGGCTTTGCTGGTGCTTCGTCTAAGTCGCCGGCCATTGGAATCTCTTCGACCGGAATCTTTAGAATCTCTGCGATCGCTTCTGCGCTGTAGCCTGCGTCGCTTACCAATTCTGGATCAACGTTTACGAGCTGCGCAATCATCTCGCGCAATGCTTCCTCATCGTAAGTTCCAAGCTCGGCGGTTCTGTTATCGGCTAGTGCAAATGCTTTCGCTGTGCTGTCATCGTCGTCTGTCCAAACGACCGCGATCTCTGTCCAGCCGAGTTGCTTCGCTGCTTTCCATGTGTGATTGCCTGCGATGATGGTGCCGTCTGCGTGCCGGGCAACTACTGGCTTTCGTTGGCCAAAGCGCTCAAGCGATCGAGCTACGGCGGCTACGTCGCCGATGCGTGGGTTTCCTGGCAGCGGCTTTAAATCGTCAATCGGCGTTGCGAGCGCCTGCAAGTTTTCATTGATCATTTTTCCCCCTGGTTTTTATTGTATCGCGCCTACCCTCAAAAACCCCTGAACTGCGTCAATGCGCGTTCTAGGGGCGTCGGGGTGAACTCCCCCCATGCGGCCTGAAGTTATAGGCCGTACCGGGATATGCCGGGTGGGGGGTCTGTGCGTGTTGTCTACTGATTCGCCTTCGAGCTGTTGCATTTACGGCATAAAACCTGAAGATTGCTCGCAACACTCAGGCCGCCATCGCTCAGCGGTTTCACATGATCGACCGTCAGGTCGTTTGGGGATCCGCATCGGCTGCACCACGGCTGTTCCTGGCGGAGTGCCTGGCTAATCTTTCGCCATTCATAGTCGTAGCCTCGTTGCGCTCTTGTTGGTCTTGCCTTCTCTTTGATCCGATTGTGATTGCGTTTACATTCGTCGCATCGTGCTTCGCGTGCGATCTCTCCGCAGTCCAAGCATGGTCTAGGAAGCGCCATCTGTATCCATCAAATATTTAATTGCCATCGCAAGAAGAGCTGGCTTGTCTCTGAAGTATCCGAGTCCAACGTTGCAGTTGCTGCAAAGAATTCCACGTATCAAATGTGTATCGTGATTGTGATCCATAACGAATCTTGTTGCGCTGTCTTTGTTATCTACTTGACAGATTGCGCACGCATTGTTCTGTGATTTAAGTATTGCTTCTCTGTCTTTGTCTGCGTTACGAATAACTCTTCTGTGCAGACTTCTGCACTTGGTACATACATCTCTGTAGCCACTTGCTGTTCTTCTGTCTTTGTTAAATTCTGCTTTTTGTTTTTCTATTCCACATCGTGAGCACTTCTGGTAGTCATGAGTCGTCGTCTCCGTCATCATCTTCCAATCCGAATGATGCAAGCCTGTCCTCTGGTGGTAGCGATAGATACGATTGCAGTGTTGTTTGTGCTGCGCGTGTCAGTAAAGTTTCGATCGCATCAAATGAAAGGTTTGCGTCAGTTGTTAGGTCTGTTGAGATGTCGCCTATGCTGATTGTTATATTTAGCATGGCGCTGACTTTGCAGGGATGGTTTTATCTGCTAACGCAAGTGTAACAGAGCGCAGTGACATTTTTGTCAAGTCGTTCGTCATATTGTCCTCGCTTTAATGATCTGAGATAGGTCGTAGAGATTTCCGCGTTTGTCTATCTCGTTCTTCTTAATTGTTCTATAAACTTCTCGTTCTGTTATCCCTAGCCATAGTGCTATCGCTTCTACATCAAGGAAGAACTTCTTCTTCGGGTTGCTCATTGCCAATGCAACCAATCGCAGAACTGTCCACGTTTGTTTGCATCCGAAGCAACTGACTTCTTCTGTTAGGTTTTCTGCATCTATCACAACGAATCTTTTGCAGTCATCGCTCGGACATGGGATCCGTCGTGGCTGTTCTGAGAATCGTTTTGCAGCTGCTCTTCCTTTGGCATGGATTGTGTTGACCTCGTTGGCAAAGTCTAACGCCCATGTTTGCTGAAGTGACCAGGCCAGATGGCTAAGGTGAAATTCAATCGTTGCTTTGACTTCGCCTTCGGTGGTCTCTTCCTTCTTGACCATCGCCGGCGGCGTCAGGTTTCTGTCTTTGCGTATCTGGCTTTCCCAACTGTGCAAGATGTTCAGCAGGTCGGTCGCCATTGAGAAGTCCAGGGCTGCGACGTTGATGCCGATGCTTCGCTCTGGGCTGGCGCTTCCTGATCCTGTTCGCGCTGGCGTCAGGTGCTTGCCTGCTTCTTGCTGCAACTCTGGAAGTTCTGCGAGCTGTGTCCTGATCTTGGATCCGCATCGCTGGCAAGCGCCGAGTGTATCTGTTTGCTTTGCGCAGATGCTGCACTCCATCAAAACGGTATCCCTTCTGTCTCTGCCTGCTTGCCCTGGTTGCTGTTCCAGTAATCCGGCACTTCATCCGGGGTTGGCTCCTGGCCCCTGGTTCTAAATGTTACTTTGGTTCTCTCGCATCTATGGCTTGCCAGGATAATCCTTTGCTTGCCTGGGTCGCTTCTTTTGATTCGGTTGGCCGAACGTAAGGCTGCTTCAAATGATCGGTGCGTCTTGAGGATTTCGTAGCTGCGATTCTGGTTGATGCGTTGCGTGATCTCTTCAATAATCGTCAGCGGCTCTGGCTCTAGCCGAGTGGGAAATCCTGTCAGGCAGATGCCTTCCCAGATAAGTTTTCCACAGGCTGTGCAATAAATGGGTTTGAAGTTTGAATCTCTCATTTATTCTGTTCCTGAGCCTGCTGTTCCACCGTTCCGCGTTCCCCCTTATAGGGGGGGAACGGCGGAACGGTTTGGTCGCTTTTGTCGAGTGTTCCGGCGGAACGGTGCGGAACGGTGCGGAACGGCGGAACGGTTAAGTTATCCACAGGCATCATCCTTCTTCCCATGCGTTGACGTCGCCGATAACAAATTGGCTTTTGTGTTTGTAGAGGTACTTCTGCCCTTGCTTCCTGTATTCGACGTGGCCGCTTGCAATCAAGGCTTCCAGGGTTGCGCTGAGTTCGTCGTTGCCTATTTCAATGTGGGCGGCTCGCAAATTCTTTCGCAGCTCGTTCTGGCTCATCTCTGCCCCATGTGCTTCGAAGAACTGGCTTATGTCAGCCATCTTGTGTTCCCTGGTGGAAACGTGAACGGATCCGCCGGTGATCGTGATCTTGATGGTGCCATCCTCGTTGCTGATCAAGTTTGCCACTCCGAGTTCTTTGGCGTCCTGGCAAATGGCGCGGACGAATCCTGGCCGGTCTTTGGTTACTTTGAGGTTCAGGCAGCCGTCCAAGCCACGGCCGAATGGGGTTGCAACGTCGACCGCGATCGCGACGCCGTCGATGTCTGCTCTCTTTGCCTGTGCTCCGATGGCGTAGTTTCCTCGGGTGTCCTTGCTCTTCGTGACGTGGTCAATGGTCAAGATGGCGGCGTTATCCATTCGCATGGGGCGAAGGATGAGCTGCGAGAAGGTCGTTGCGTCTTTGTTCTTCTCCAAATCTAGGCCGAGCAGATTCATCGCTGCGTTGACGCCGTCGACAACGATCAGGCTCGGTTTATGTGTTGCTATTTCGCTTTGAATCACATCCATCACGCCTTTGGTAATTCCTTCATCCGGGTTGGCGTATCTGAAATGGCGCAAGCGATCGCTGGCCACGCCCATCGTCTTGAGTCGGTTCTTAATGCCGCGAGCGCTATCTTCAAAGTCCAAATAAAAGACGACGTGCTTGTTGGCTAATTCCTGGCGCACCGCTTCCAATGCAATCCAAGTCTTGCCGCTTTCGCTTTCGCCGAAGATGGCATTTATCTTGTTTGCATAAAGAATGAAGTTTCCGTCTTCGCGCTTGAGAATGGATGGCCCTGGTTCATCCTCGAGCTGCATATCGGTGATATCTTGTGGAATCCACGAGCTGGTCGTTATCTCTTCATTCTCGTCGTGAAGCTGCACGTGGCTCGGTCTTGCTGCTTCGATCTGTTGCCAATCGGTGCGCAAGTCAGTCGGTGCTCCGAACCCCTGTGTTCGCAGGTGCGTCGCTGCTGATCTGAAATCGCCCCGGTGTTCTATCTGTGTGTAGGCGGCAAACTTGGAGTAGCTGCTCTGTGCGTCGAAGATTGTGCTTGTGCTGAAAACGAAGAGCTTGCCGTTGCCGTTAAAGTTTGTGGTCGCCGAGATGCCTTCGTTCTTTCCTGGTCGTCGCCAGGCCGTTGATTCGCCCTTGCTGTAGACCTTCGTCCATCCGAGTGGCTCGAGAATGCTTTCCCAGGTAACGCTGTTTTCGTAATCATCGCCGGGGCTTTGAATGCCGCCTTCTTTGCGTGGCTTTGTCTCTTCGCCGATCCATTCGGCCTTTGGTACTTCGTCGTACATAGCAAAGTATTGGTGAATGGTTGCGCGTTCTGCCATCGTAAAGGTCGGAATGGTTTCAATGGATCCGGCGCTAATCTGCCAAGCGTTGCCTGAAGGGTGGCACTTGCCGCCAGATGGCGCTGTGATCACGAAGCCGCCTTCGCCGCGTGTTTCGGCTAGGCATCCGCCGTCTTCGCCAGCTGCCTGTGCGATCTTTGTATTGCCTGGTATCGCGCCATCGCTTACTCGGTACAACCAATGGATTCCGCCCGATGGCGTTGCTTCCATGTATCCGTTGACCAGTCGTGTCCAAAGTTCTCCATGCTGGCTCTTCTCGAAGATTTCGCGCAGCTCGACGTGGAGTTTCTTTGCTACCGCCCTGCCTTCTAATTCAAGCATTTCAAGGTTGCCAGAAACTGCGCCGCAGATGATGCCGACGCCGTCTTGCTTCTTGCCGAACCAGTTCATAAGTTCTTCAGGCGTTGGCCTTCTGTTCTGGTAATCCTTCCACGCCGATAATCCGGGGCGTTTGGATCCATCTGCTGCTACTGGAACGGCTGAGATGCCAGCAGCTGCAAATCGCAGGGCTGTCGTAAGGATCGCATCGCTCATTCGTCGTCTTCTTGTTCTTCTTCGAGCTTAATGAGAAAGCCACGGACAATGGCTCCGCCAAGTCGCAGGCCTTCCTGAAATCCGCGCTCTCTTTGAACTTCGCAGCAATTGTCTTTGTATTGCTCCGGCATGGGCCGTCGTTGCCATACGTCAATCTGATCTAGAATCGCATTGAGTGTTGCGTTCTGGTCTTCCATTGTTACCCCCCTAGTGATTCTCTGGCCGTTGCTCCGTCCGGATTCTCCCTTTCGATAACAACGAACCCCTGTGCTTGTAATCCTTGCAAGATGCCCTTTGCCATCCGGCCTGGTGTATCTGGCAATCCGTACTCATAATATTTCCAGAGCCATCTGGCGATGGTTGCTTGTGCATCGTTTTCCATGTGCGAACGATCGGAATCGAACCGATCCGCTTCCCCAAGCGGCCCCAGGCGTTCGCTTCCCGGCGGAAGGTGTTACCGGGAATGTTTTTCTTAGACCGGCTTTGCGCCGAGCTGTGCGAGAAGTGCTGCCACTTCTGGTGTTATCTGGCCGGCATCGACGACTTGCTTTGTCTCAGCTGGCGCTGCCGCTGGCTTCGCTCCGGCGTTGCCGATGTAGGCGTTTGCCTTTGCTAGATCTGCCGGGTTGCCTGTTGCATCGACAAGGATCCAGGGGGCCGATTTTCCGGGCTTTGCCGTTCCCTGTCCTATGCGTGCTAGAACTTTCTGGCCGACTTTGTTCTTGAGTGCGTTCTTAAGTGCAACGTTGAAGAACAAGATGTTTTCGTATTCTTGGTTTGTGTCCAAGTTTACGATCGCTACTTCGATTGCATCGGTTTCCCCATGCACTGTTTGGATTCCGGTCTTGTATTCGACCGGGGTAATGATAAGCAGCTGGTTTGCAAGGTCAGCAACTTTAGGCTGATCTCCCCCTGTGCTTAGTTCTGCGAAGTTTGACATTCGCATTCCCCCTCTTCTGTTTGGGTGTTGCTTGTTTGTTGGTTTTCCAACTCTGTTTCAGCGATCTCTTTGATGATGTCGTTGATGGTCTTGATTGGATCGCTCATGCCTGTGTATCTCCAGCGCACGCTTTTGATAAATCTTTGCTGAAAGGTTGAAAGTATGGGCAGTAGTTGCAAAGTCGATCTGGCGTTGCTGGAATCATCGGCCATAAATCCGGGCTCTTCTCAACATCGACGGTGGCCAGTAATGAATAAACATTATCTAGGCGCTCTAGTGCTTTGATCGCGACGGCTTCGTCGTAATCGTGAAGTTCCACATGCATCTCATCTAAGCTGCCGCTTGTCGGTAAATAAATCAGCGCTACTTTGTTTACTTCGGCTCCGCTTTGTGCTTTGCCATAACCGTAGAGCTGTACCTGAACGAGCTGCTGTTGCGTTGCTCCTTCTTTGCGTCGCTTGTCTAATCCGCTGCTGCCTGTTGTTTTCCAGTCCATCACGATGCCGCGTCGCTTGTCGAATAGATCGACAGTGCCTGAAAGATTGTTCCTAATGGTTACCTTTTGCTCCACTTCGTAATCTTCTAGTTTGGCAAAGATGTCGGCAAGGTGGGCATGAATCGCTGTTCCCACTTGTGCTGCCCAGTTGCCGCCGCCTGGCATCTCGTTTGGCTTATCCCAATCAAGTAGCTTGTAAGCGATGCGTCTAGTGCATTCGTGACCGATCTCTGAAGGTCCGATGTAGACCTGTTTAGATCGCGGCGTCCATGTTCCTGCTTTGGTGATGATCTCTGCTAATTCATCGCCCAAAGATTTACCGGGTGCATGTGGTGAAACGAACATCTATTCGTCGTCCTCTTCGTCATCGTATGGCCATTCTGGAACCTCTGGGACGTCAATTGACGGCAGAATTGTCGGAAGGCTCATTGCTGATCCTGATCGACAATGACAAAGCGTCGGCTGGTGCTGACGACTTCGAGCACGTCGATTACTTGCTGTGGCAATATCTCGCGTGCCTTCTTTGTATCGAAGCGTCGGCTTTCGACGCGTGTCCATCGTACGACGGGTTTGTTTTCGTAGAGAGCTGTTTCTGCATCGCCCATCGCATTTTCAACGTGCGATCGTGCGATGTCAGCGATCTCTTCCCATCGTGCAATCTCTTCTTTTGCGTGTCTGTACTGCTGTAACCATTGAGCGATGCCTTCGTCGAAATCAACGACGCCAGGGCTTCCTTCTATGCTCATTGCTTCCCCCTAATACCAGCCGTAGCCGGTCTTTTGTTTTTGGTGTCTCCAATGTTTCCATGCCGCGCATGGTCCACCGGATCCGTATTTTCTTCCAATATACGCCAATGCAGCGATAGTTTGTGACACCCGGCTCTCGGGGTGTCGCATTCCTAGATTCTTGTAAGTGCCGGCTAGAAGTTGGCCCACGCCTGCTGCGCTTGATGTGGGGTTATTGACCGATCTCCACGCGCTCTCTTTACCTACGAGCTGCGTGAAACATTTGAACTGATCTGTGGTCAATAATTCGCGTGCGAGCTGCTTTGGATCGATGTTTTGCATCGCTGTGCGCTCTTTGTAAACCACCGGGATCGCCGGGGTTGGATTCAGGGCTGTACTGAAGATCGTGCTGGTCATTGCGCTGATTCCAACGATTGCGATAAATCGGCGGACTGTGTATCTGTTTTCGGGTTTGATTGGTTTTCTCGCCTTCTCGCCCTGTTTTCATCTGAAAATATTCGGTAGACCGAATGGATCTTGATGCCAACAATTTGAGCGATATCTTCGGTTGAGACTCCCCTGTTGCGTAGTTTTATTACGCGTTCTTTCCTCTTGAGAATTTCTGTTCTCTTGAGAACGACGCCTCTTTCGGTTGGCGTTTTGCCACCCCAGATGCCGTACGGGATCTCTTCTCTAATTGAGTATTCCAAGCATTCCTTTCTTTCTACGCAGCTTTGGCAAATCGCCCGAAGCTGTGGGAGACGCTTTGTCTCTTCTGTTTTCCCATCTGGGAAGAATAAATCCTGATCCTCTAAATCTGCACAGAGTGCGTTTTCAAATAAAGGAATCGTGTTAAGAAATAGTTGCGGACGGATCATTGGTTCCTCTTGATCCATTGCTCTAGGTTTTCTACCACCCAGGCTTTTTCAATGCCGGCGTTGCGTCGTTTAATAATCACATACGCCGGGGGTGTTTGTTCTAATCCACGCGCTTTTGCGTAGTTGGTCGCTTCTGTTGTTGCTTCTTCCCAGAAGGCTGGGAGCGATATCGCTTTGCGATTCTTGAGTTCAAGTATAAAGGTTTGGCCTGAAATAATACAAACGATATCGCCTTCGTCTTTGCTGCCGGCTTTCGTCAATCTTTCAGCTGTGGCCCCAACGGATCGCAACCACTTCATCACTGCGGTTTCGAACAATGCGCCTTTGCGTCCGTTTGGGTTTGCCATTTACTTTACGAGCTCCAATCGTGGGCTTCTGCGAGCTGCAACGTTGCGCACGATGTCTTGTGCTAAATCAAGTGCTTCGTTTTCGCTCATCGATGCGATTAATAAAACTGTGTCTGGAAGTGCTTGTCGCAATTTGTCATATTCCAACCAGTTGCTGCTGTCTTGAGAAACTTGATTGATGTGTGCTGCTCGGTGAAGAGCTGCGATGTAGTCGCCGTTGGCTTCCTTGCCTGCTTCTTCGAGTAGATCTAGAACGGCATCTTGTTCTTCCAAATATAAAGCGATCCGTCCTTCGCCGTTGGTGTGTACTGAAAAGAGTGGGCGTCGATCTGAACTCATTTTTCAAGCGCCTTCTTGATCCGCTTCTGCTTGCCTTCGTATTGCTGTGCTTCTTCGATCTCTTTGTCGATCGGATCGCCTTCGAGCTTGAGTAATAAATAAAGGATTCCGCAGGCGGCTATGGCCCCGGCGAAGATCAGGTATTGCGTTTGCATTGGTTCCCCCTAGTTTGGTGGGCCTTTGGCCCTGGTCGGCTTATTGTGCCTTGTGCTGGCCCCTGGCGGTGGCCGCCACGCCGTCTGGCCGATCGTGGCTGCCATTTCACGCTTGTGGCCCTGGCGTTCACAGGAATAAAACAACCAATTTTGGCGTGTCTTTGTATTGCTCTTTGTATTGACGTATGCGAAGATTCTCTTATCGGCAAAGAGCGAATGTCTCAGCCGGTGGGGGGTAAGAAAATGGCATTCTTAACTGTTGAAGATGTGATTGTTGAAGCTGCTACTCAACTTGCTTTAAACGGCGAGTGTGATCTTCCTATTGATAACAAGTGGGGCGGCGTTGATCTTGTTGCTCCTGGTTATTATGAATTCCACAACCGAAGTGTTCGTGGTCTTCGCGACGGTGTTCGTCTTTCTATTGAAGATGGCGTGATCCATATCTGGAAGTTTGAGAACTGGGGCGTTGCTGCTTGTGGTTCATTCAGAGGCGAAGTTATTTCATCTGCTGTCGTCGTTGCTGTTGCTAAGGAGTGGCTCGCATGAAAATCTCTAACACAAAGGTTGCCGGTCTTCCTGATTGCGATGCCTGCGATGGTCGCTGGCAGGCAATCTTCAAGCGCCAATATGAACATCCAAATGGTGAGCGCTACTGGATGAATGTCTGTGTTTTCTGTGCTCCTAAGCATTCAAATTTTGAGGTTAAATCATGAGCGCTACTTACACAATAACTGCCGAAGTTGATCAGCAATGGTTCGATATTCTAAATCAGATCACTCGTCATCAAGATGGATTCGTATGGATTAAAGTCGAGAAAAGTGAGGATAAATAAATGGGTGCAATGAAGTCTTTGTTTATTGATATCAGCGATGCCATGACTTTGGCTGGTCGCAATCTTGTCGATGCTTCGGATTCTCAGGATCCTGAATTGATGGAGGCGGTCTTGGTGAATGTCCTTGATGCCCTTCCTTCTTATCTGGAAGTTTTGCGCCAGGTGAAGTCATGAGAATGGATCGCAAGTTTGTTCGTCGTCGTCGCGTCGCCTTTGTCATCGCCCTGGTTGCACTGGTGGCTTTGACGTATGGCACTCGCGATCTGTGCTGGGTTGGTTCTGGCTATGGCTCTTGTTCTGCAATGATTGATGGGGTGATCTCTAATGGCCGTTAAGAAGGCGCGTTCCGTCCGAGTCTCTGATCAGCTGTGGGCTGCTGTCAAAGCAAAAGCCGCAGCCGACGAGAAGTCTGTTTCTGAAGTCATCGTCGATGCGTTGAAGGCTTATATCAAGTGAGTTGGTTGAATGTCCTGGCTGCTCCCATCGCTGCCCTGCTTGCCCTGGCTTTCGGTCGCCGGGTTTGGTTCTGGAGCTTGTTTGGCATCCTCTTTGGTTTCTGGTCAATGATCATTCTTTTGTTGCCGTATAAAGATCCGCGTATCCCTCAGTTTCCCAACTGGTTGCTTGCTTCTTACAGCAACTGGCAGATCGCTCGAATAATGCGTCCGATTCGGGATCCGTCAGATCTGTTCTAGGGACGAAGAAAGACCCCCATCGCTTTGTAGACGGCGATGGGGGTTTTCTTATTCTGCGAGAGCTCTGGCGATTCCTTCTTCTAGGCTGATCTTCGGTGTGTAAATCTCCAGCATCTTTGTCGGATTGCCGACTCTGTATTCGACTCCGCTTGGTTTGCCTGGGTGCTTCCTGATCGGGGCTAGGTATCCGGCTTGCATCATTGTCATCTCTGCTAGTTCAATGAAAGATGTGGCTCTGCCGGTGCAAAGATTGAGCGTTTTGACGTCGTTGATTACTGCTTCGAATGTAGCTGCAACGATGTCGTCGATGTGGATGAAATCTCTGGTTTGCTCGCCTGTTCCCCAAACGTCGAACGGATCGGCTTTGCGCTTTGCTCGCTCGATCAAGGATGGGAATGGGTAATCCAGGGCCTGATCGGATCCGTAGCCGCTAAATGGGCGCAGAACTGTGACCTTGAGGCCTTCGTTCCTGGCGTATCTGGCAAGTGTTTCCCCTGTCAATTTGGCCCATCCGTAGCTCAAGTCTGGAGTTCGAATATGATCGAGATTGATGTCGTTCTCTCGAAGCGTTTGCTTGTATGCCAAGCGCTGCAAATAAGTCGGATAAGCCGCTGAGCTGCTGAAATAAACAATGTGTCGCGGCTTTGTCTTTATCGCCCATTGGAACATATCGCTGTCGATCGCCAGGTCGGTGGCAACGGCCAAAGGGTTGCCTTCGATCGTGGCTCTGCCGCCGACGATGGCTGCCAAGTGAATCACCAAGTCGTACTTTGTGTTGTCTGTCTTGAAGAAATCTCTGCAATCGATTCCGTTTGCAATGTCGATTCCTGTAATTTCGTGGCCCTTATTGTCGAGCGCTCTGTGAAATGCCCGGCCTACGAAGCCTGCATCCCCTGTGATCAATATCTTCATGCGAGCCATTCTGCCAGATATCTGTCGCTGCCGGTTTCGGCCTTTGCTCGGTGTCGATCTATGTCGAATATGTAGCGGTCGTTCTCATCCAGAGCTGCGCCGATGTGCTGCAAGGTTGCTTCTTTGCTAATCGGGAATGGCTTCACCGCTGAAATGCCTTCGGCCTGCGTGTCGTAGGTTTCATCGTGAATCAGGCAGTTGTCCTTGATCCGGGGCCATATCTGCTCTGCAAGCCAGTCCTGGTCTTGTGTGTAGTAATTCTGGCTCTGTTGCTCGGCTAGAAGCTCTTCGATCTCTGGAATGGCGCCCCTTCGAGCTGCAAACATTCCGGCGCTGATCTTGTAATTGTGACCGATCGGGTGGTCTTTCATAATGTGAAAGTCGAGCCTACTGGCTAGAAAGTCTTCGTGTGCCAGTCGCTCTCGCCTGGTAAGCCGGGCGTCTGCGTCGCGGCTGAGAACCACATCTGCCTGCTTGTCTGCCAGCGCTTTGAATCTCCACAGTTTGGCTGTGTGATCTTCGGGGCCGTCGCAATCGACGAGCTGCACGTTTGGAATAAGTGCCAGGGTGCTTCGCGTCCAATCTGGAACGCTGGCGCCTGTGTAGAAGCGAATCTCGTATCCGGCGAAGTGCTTCTGCGCCAGGATTGCGTTCTTGATCGCGCCGATCATGTATCTGGCATCGGATCCGTAGAGTGAATAAGCAATCACTTGCTTCATCGGCAAAGTTTTTTCTTGAGCGCTTCGTAGGCTTCGCTTTGAATGTAGTTCTGGTAGGCAAGCGCATCGAATGAGTAAACTTCCTGCGCGTTGACTTCCTTGTATCCTTCATCCCATTCGGCTTTGCCTGCAACTGGGTGCATATGTTCAACGATCACGTCGTCTAAATATATCAGCGCTCCTAAATCTTCTCCTAGTTTTTTCCAGAAGTTATCTAGATATAAATGCTTCATATTCGGCGGAACCATTCCACCGAGCGCCTTTACGATGTCGCTGGTCATCGCGATCATGGTGGGAAGTCGCTTACCTTGCAGAAGATCGTTGCCGTAGGCCATTGACGGCCGCCGTTGCATCGCCGCCATCAACTGTAAATCCCACTCGGCTGTGCGTGGGCGGTGGTCGTCGCCCAAGAAGGCGAAGAAGTCATACTTGTTTTGCTTTGCGATCGCGTTGGCTGCCTTGTTGATTGGGTAGGCCATTCCTCGGGTTTGGTTCTCGATCGTCATGCAGCGCTCTGCACCGACTTCAAAGTGGTACTGGTCGTGCTCTGGGTCGTTTGCGTCAATGATGAAGAGCAGGTCGCTTGCTGCTGAAAGCTCTTCGTGAGCTGCAAGCAGGGCTGTTGCGTTCATTGGGCGGCCGCGAGTTGGCACCAGGATGATCATCTTGTTCATCGGTTGCTCGCAATCTCGCCGGCTATCGCTGCGTATGCGGCTAGATCTATAAATGAATCATCGCTCTGTGTCTGCATCAAACGTGCAATTTTGACCAGCGCCATGCAAATTGCGACCTGCTCTGGCTTGATCTGTGTTTCCAGATATGTGGTCCAGAGGTCTGCAATTCTTTGGTGGTTTGTATGTGGGTCGCCGTACTGGTTCTGGCGATCGCTTGATGTCAGGCGTGCTGCTTCTTTAAGAATATCCCCCCGATTCATCAATTACTTTGCTCCGCGTCCGAACTCGGTTGCCTTGCCATCGAGCGCCTTAAGAACTGGCCCTGCGATCGCTGCTAGGCCGGCTACCAAGTAATTCTTCGCTGGCTGGTTTGGATCTGCTAAATAAAGAGCTGCCGCAGCTGCTGCTGCTGCTCGGAGGTATGTCTTAATAATCGCTTCAAGTGCTGGCTTGTTCATTCTGTCTCCTTAAAGGTTGGCTTTCCAAAGCCGACAATGGTCACGGCCATTGATGGCTTGAGTTTGCCTCGGTTCTTGCTTTGGTAGGCCCTGATCTTACGGCAAACCTGGCCGCCGTTGCGTTGATCGCCCTTCTTATCGGGTGCCGTGTTGCCTTCGATCGTGGTGACGGTGCCGTCGCCGTTATTCTTGATCACAATCCCCACGTGGCTGATCCGGTCGAGCGCGTCTCCTGGGAAATCAAAGAATGCGATATCCCCTGGCTCTGGCGTTGCCGTAGCTGCGTCTTGCCATTTGTTCTTGTCCATAAAGGCGACCGCCCCTGCCGGGGTGTAGACGCAGTTTGGAATTCGTACGCCAGCTTGTTTTGCCACCCAGTTAACGAAGGCGCCGCACCATGCGACGTTTGCCTTCTGGTATTTCGTCTGATTATCGGCTGGCCCTTCGATGTATCCGAGCTCTGCTCTTGCGATCTGGATCATCTTGTCTCTTTGGTTCATTTCCTGCCCCCTCTTGTTTTGTTGTTTTCCAATAGCAAGCTGTAGATCTCGTCGACCCTGCTTTCGACCCTGGTCATGCGATCGTTCATCGAGCTGCCGCCGTTTGGCTTTAATTCTGCCAAATAGTGCTTTACGAGCCATCTGGTTATCGCGGCAAATGCGCCGGCGATCGTGATGATCGAAACCGTCAGAGCTGCGTAATCTTGTGCGGTCATCTTATGGCTCCAAGTAGAGAACAGATACAGTCGTGGTGTTGTTGCCATTTGCCACGGCATAAATCACGCTCTTGATGGGAACAAGAAAATCAAGGGTTGTGGCTTTTTGAAATGCAAGACCTGTGCTAGAAGTGACATCGGCTCCGCCAAGATAGCAGGGGTGATCGTTGCTATTTGTCAGAAGGACTCGGCGGTTCTCACCGTAAGATTCAATAAGAATCTGAGCAGTTGAGGTGACGAGCAGTTGTTTTGATGAGGCCATGTTGCTCCTTGATTGGGGATGGGGAAGGGTTAGCCTAGAAGAGCTGCAACTTCATCGGCGGTGAGACCGAGTGCTGTAAGTTTGCCTTCGGCACTTGCTTTGGCTGCCGCCTTTGCAGTTGCTTCTGCTTCTTCTAGCGCCTTTGCATCGGCGTATGCCGCTGCATCTGCCTCACGCTGTGCTACTTCCTCTTGAGTCAATTCGATCTCTGAGACTTCCCCAGTAGAGCAATCAACTACGATCTTTGTGTCTGCCATGTTGTCTCCTTATGAGTTTTTGATGCCGTAAAGTGTTGCTGTTGTATATTGAGCAAAATTACCTGCGTCTAAAGCAAGAATTACTTGGTTGATTGCAGATGTATCACTCCATAATCCTGCGTGTAATCCTAAGATTTCTACAGTTGTTCCGTTTCCCTCTGTTACTGAGTCTGTGCTAAAACTTTTATTCGTATTCCCAGCATAATTAGGGATGTATAAAGATAAATTTCCAAAAGTATTAGCCGTCCGAGCATTACTTGTAACGTAACCTGTATTTTGTCTATTGCCTGTACTTGATCCCGCTGTAGTACCAAAACCAAAAAGTATACGTGTAGAATAATTGCCGTCTGTTGTATCTGTGTTTAATTGTAGTTTTAGTAAATACCAGTTGTTTGCAGAATCAGTATCTCTCGCAGATAGCAAAATCTGTAAATCTGTATATGTGCTAGGGATGCTTGAAAAAGTTATGCTTGCAGCACCACCACTACCGACGGTACTAGATGCAATCTTAGTAAATGTATTAGGCACTTTTCACCCCGTATAATGTAAATGTAGAGCCTGTCATAAAGTTAGCAGCCGATGAGGTTGCAAGGCTGATAGATGTAATTGCTGAGGTGCTACGAAATAATCCGACAGTTGCCAAGACATAGTTATTCGCATCATCGCCACGAATTAGACAGGTCTTGTTAGTCGTAGTGTTTGAGTAATTTTGTAGCTGAATCTTTCCAATCATAAAAGTATTAGCCGAAGATGTATCACCTGCTAAACCCTCGAAGTCAATATTAGTTGCGCCTGTGCGCCCAGCAGATGAAGCGGCCGAGCCAGTACCAAGCAAGCGAGTACGAGAATAAATTGCCGTAGTGTTGCCATTAAAAGTCATTAAGTAAGAATCACTTGTCGCGGCAGTTGCAGAGCGCGCAGCACAGACAAGAATAAGGTCTGTGTAACTGCCGCTGATAGATGAAAATGTAACAGTTGCAGCAGCAGACCCTAGAGTCTGCGTAGCGATCGGTTCATAAGTAGATGGCATGTTATCCCTTTATTCCGTATAGGGCGAAGGATGAGTACTGTACAAAAGACCCATATTCAGGAATTAACTCAATAGATGTAATTGCACTTGATGATCCAAATCGCCCTGAGTTAAGACTGATACGGCCTGAAGTACTATTTTGGTCTTGTCCTGCAAGGGTACGAATAGTTTTATGCTTGTTAGTATCTGCGTAATCTAGAATATCGATAATGCCAACGCCAAAAATGCTAGCAGTTGCATTAGCCGCTGGGTAAGCGGAGATACCACCAATTAAGTTATTAGTACCGCTAGATGCTGCACCACCTGCAAAAGCACTCGAGCCATCGCCTCCAAGATAGTGATAAGAATAATTTGCAGCAGTCGTATCAGCATTTATTTTTAATGCTATTGATCCTCTGTCTTGACCTGAGCCATTTGTGCGAGCCATTATACGAAGTTGAAGATGCGTATAGGTACCTACAATGCTTGAAAAGGTAACGCTAGTTACTGGGGTGGATCCGACAGTAGTCGTAGCAATGGACTCGTAAGAGTTGGTCTCACCGACAAAGGTTCGATAACCATATGCAGAGGCGTTTGCCAATGTTGAACTGATCGGTGACATCAAAACCCCTTATGCGAACTTCGTCTGTGTTTCAAGAACTGTATATGTTGGCGTTGCTGCTGTCTTGATGATTGTGAACACATAGGCATCAATTGAAGAAGCATTTCCTGCGCTGATTGCGGCAGGAACCTTTGGAGTCACCGCGCTGCCGTCAATCTGAATGACATTGGGATAGTAAGGTGTTGCACCGTTGGTGTTGAGCCATACAAGGGTGATGGCATCGCCGACTGCTAGAACCGAGCTGAGAGTTGCTCCGCTTGAATATCTAAAGTTCAGCGTGTGGTTTGCAGTTGCATTTGTCGTGTAATACCACACCGATGCTGTTGAGACATCAAAGTTGATTGTGCCTGTTGCAGCCGATGCGACAACATTGACATCTTCTTCAAAGCCTTTGACGATCAAATCTGATTGTGAAGTTGCAATAGAAAGTGTCACGGTGCCTGAAGTTCCGCCACCTGATAAACCTGTTCCTGCTGTTACGCCTTCAATGTCACCTGCTGTAATTGCACCCCACGCTGCTCCGTCATATTTTTCAACCGCGTTGGTATCAAGAAGATATGAGAGCATTCCTTCTGCAAGTACGCCTGACAGAGCCGTTGTTCGAGCTGTTGAGTTGGCAAAGACCATCACGCTCTGTTGCATCAAATAAGTATTCACCTGGGCGGCTGTTAACACATCGCCTGTGTTGAATAACTTGTAACCTGCTCCTGCCATTATTGCTCCTTAATCAGTAGGAAAGCACAGAGTTTGCGCCATCCAAAGTTCCTTGTGTTGCTGAGTCCAAGATGAATGCCTGAATTATAGGCTCTGCCGTGAACAATTTTGTTGTCCAAGTGTTGGTCGTGATGTCTTGTTGAACTCCCTGTACGAATAGTTCAAGGGTAACACTTCCCGACCCGGGAGTTGATTTTGTAATGTCCACCAAGTCAAAGATGTCTAAACTTAACCCTGCAACGATTCGAGCCGTTTCAGCATCATCTGCCAAGTTCAGCCCGATGGAGTCAATGCGAAAGATGGCATCTTTGCGTGATTGCAGAATCATGTTTGCCTGATCCAAAGACTCGGCATCGGTTTCAATCAATAAACCTTCGCGCTTTCCTGAGTGTATGAAGTAAGTTTCAATGCTGCTCGTATCCTGCACCGTCTGCGCCGTACCGCCTTCGCGGTTGACTGTGACACTATTGAAGATGAGGGTGTCATCATAGGCAAAGTCAATTGCCTGATATGAGATTCCTGTGCCGTCATCGGCAAAATCCGTTGCTGTTCCATCTGCTTTTTGTGCAAGCGTGTCGCGAGACAGGAATGTGGCATTGCCTTCGGGGTCAATATAGAACCCACCAAATTCGCTGTTTTCAATTGTCTGCAAGGCGCTCAAAAGGTCGCGCTCGGTGCCTGGGTCTGCCTGAACGGTGCTGTCGCCTGTGTCAATTACTCGCATTGAGGTTGGAAAGGTTGGCACATCAAGCAGGTTGTTCATTCGCTCACCTGTTGTCTGCCCTGCCGAAGTTCCTGCCACCGTTGAAATGGCAACATTGGAGAAAAGGCGGAATGCATCCACGCATTGCAAGGTCACACTTGAGATTGATTCAAGTCCAAGTTGGAAGTTTGTGTCGTAGCTCGTAATGTAGCCTGAGTAAAGGTAGTACCGAACTGAGTTGTAATCTGCGTATATGCGAATCTTGCGAAGTGGAACAAGTTTTCCATAATAGGGCGATGCCGTGTTGCTGGGTACCCAGTCACCATTGGTATCTTCAAGGACAACTGTGGCGGTTCCTGCCTCGAACTTATTGAGGATTCGGTTTCTTCCTCTTCGAATTGATGCTCGAAGGGTGATGTCTGAAACATCAACAACATCAGATGCGGCATCTGCCAAGATGCCTATGCCAAGCGGCGTTGAAGCATCGCCAAGAATAAGTGGGTTGCCGAAGGCAGGGCCGTTGGCAAAGTCAACTGAAACTCCAAGCGCAGGCATTGCCATTAGATGGCCACCGCTGACTTTGTAATCACTTGCCCTTGATTTTGAGCCTGAAGGAGTGCGTTGCGAATGCTTGAAACAAGGTCTGCCTCTGCAATCACCGATCCGGCATTGCTGATATTGATGGTGATTCCGCCACCAAATCCGCCACCGCGTGAGAGTGGGATTACTGCTTCAGGGCCGGCTTCACCGATCAATGCCATCGTTGGTGATGTGACGATTCCACCCTTTGCAAGAGCAATCAGATCGCCGCCATTTGGATTGATTCGATCTCCACCTGTTCCACCAAGTGCTGCTGTGTTGCCATCTGCTTCAGCAGCAAATGCATCTTTTTCGGCTTGAGTTAAACCTGAAAGGGCATCGGCTAATCTTGCTGCTGCCTCTGCTTCTTCAAGAATTGCTACTGCTTGTGCTGCTGCTGCTAATGCTGCTGCACCTGCTGCTGCCGCTGCCGCATTTGAGGCTGCAATAGATGCATTGGCTGCATCTGTTGCTGCCTCTGCCCCTGCAACTGCCGTTTGTGTTGCTGCAAAGGCGGCAACGGCGGCTTCGTTGGCTGCTGCCGATTTTGTGATTGCTGTGTCAAGCTGCGTGATGTAAGCGGTAAGTGCTGCGTTTGCATTGTTCCAACCTGCTTCTGCTGCTGTTGCAGGATCAATGAGAGTTCCTGAATATGAAACAGGAGCGCCAATTTCCTTGGTATAATCAAGAACTCCCTTTGTTGTAAGACCCCAAGCATCTTTTAACTTTTGGATTTCTTCATCTGAAAGAGTAAAATCATCTAATTTTCCAACAAAGTCTGCATATTGCAAGACTTCTTTGTAAGTTAAATTCCACTTATCTTGAAGTTTCTTGATCTCTTCATCGCTGAGTTTTTGATCTTCAAGTGCTGTTGTGAAATCAAGATATTTCTGTGCTGCCTCTTTGGAAATGCCCCATGCTGCTGCTAAGAGTGCAACTTCAGAGTCATCAATCTTTTGATCTTTGACAATCAACAGAGCTGCAAGATAGTTGGTGACTGCCGGAACAGTCATCCCCCACTTGGCTGCAAGTATGCCAATTTCATCGGCGCTGATCTTGTTGTCTGCAAGTGCAACGAGAATGTCTGCATATTTTTGCGCATTCTGATTGACCTTCATCTGCGCCTCGGCAGATTTCATCAAGGCTTCAACCTTCTTGAGTTCTTCAAGGTTGCCTTGCTTAACAAGGTTCAGGCGTGCTGCTTCGAGCTGAATTGGATCGGTGTCTGAAACACTCTTGATGCCGAACTTGTCCAACCCTGCTTTTTTGATTGCAGCACGCATTTCAGCGGCTTTCTTTTCAGCAGCGGTGAGTTCTTTTGTTGTCTTTACAGTATCAACAATAATTTTTCGATTTTTGAAGTTCGTTGCTGCAACCTGATCTGCAATTCTTGCAAGTTCACTTAAATGTGAATTATAGATCTTAGTCGATGTTGAGCCTTTGTCGGTTGCCGCTGTTAACTTATTAATTGCGGCATAAGCAGTTCCTGCTGCTAATGCAAATGCTCCAATGGCCGCAGCTGCTGCAAGTGCCGAAGCACCGCCTGTGGCAAACGCTGTTGCTGTGCCGGCGACTGTTGCAGCTGCCGCCTGAGCTGCGAAGGCTGTTCTTAATACTCCGAGCGCGGTTGCAATCGCGTAGATTCCGGTGGCAACTTTTGTTCCGATGAAGATTGCTGCAAATGCTTTGACCAGGCCGATGTTGTCAGAAATAGTTTTGAAGAAGCCAGCCATTGCTTTTGCAACGGTTATCAGCGTCGTTCCTACATCTTTGAGGCCTTGTGCAAGTTGCTCTTTGTTTGTGCTTACCCATTCTTGAATAATTGGCAAAACGTTTGCAGATATGTATTTTGCAAATTCTTCTAAGATTGGAATTAATGCATAGCCTATTTGATCTATGATTTGATTAAATGCTAACTGTAATTTAATCATTCTGAATTCAAAGGTTCCTGCACGCTGTTCTGCCTGGCCAGCGAATGTCTCGCCAAGAGAAGTCAGAATTGCATTTAGGTCTTTTGCCTTGACTGCGTTTGCATCAAGTGGAACGCCGAGTCTTGTAAGTGCGCCAACATTTCCGCCTAGTGCCTTTGCGAGAGCAAGTGAAACAGAAGCTAAATCTTTTGTTGTTCCGGCTGAAATATCAAGTGCCAAGCCTTGTAGCGCTTGTGCCTGTGTCACATCTTTTGTTGCCTGGGTTAAAATTTGAAGTGAAGGAATCAACTGATTATTGTCGACGCCAACAAGAAGTTCTAATTTGTCGAGATATGTAACTGTTGCAGCGATTGCTTCATCTGTTGCGCCTGTTGTATTACGCAGAGCAGTTGCTAGTGCTGCTTGTTGCTTCTGGTCTTCCATTGCGCCTTTGACGGCGTCGACACCAATTTTGACTGCAAAAGCCGCCGATGCAGCAGCTGCTACTCCAAATGCTTTAGTGGCTTTCCCGGCAAACTTATCGAAGTCTTTGCCAAGTCGCATAATGTCGCGACGTGCTGCCTTGCTGCCCTTGTCGGAGTATTGGGTAATAATCCGGGCGATTACTGCGCCTGTTGCCACGTGATTATCCCTTCTCTTTGTTCATATTGAGTTGAAGAATCTTCTTTGCATCGTCCATCGCTTTGCGGACGTTGGCTCTAATTTTATCGGCGTCTTTATCTACAACGGCCCAGATGCCGCGTGAGGCGCCTTTGAATCTCTCGTTAAGAACGCCGATCATCTGGCGTCCTGTTCCTGAGCCGCCGCTGCGTCGTCCTGCTACTTCCCAAATTGCACCGGCTGCTGTTCTTTGAACAAGCGCTCCGGCGCTGGTCGTATAGTCGGATCTGACTTTGCCTTCGACTCTGGTCTTCTTGATGCCCTGACGGATCGCTGTTGGCTCCCAGGCTGGCCATCCTTGCCCACCGCGTGTGCGGCCCCTTGCAGCTGGAACTGTGCGCCATCCACTCATGGGTGGCTCATCTTTAACTTTGGCCCTGGCTGCGCCTTCGGCAGTACGCAGCTCGTCGTTGATAACTTTATTCAGCCGACGAGCTGCGTCCTTGTCGAAAGCTTTGAGCGAATCGATGGTTTCTTTGATGCCGGATATAACAACGTTATCCTCGGCCATTTATTTGTTCCTCTTCGCTCGTTCTTTCATATAAATCACGATCGATTCTAGAATTCCATCCGGTGCATCTAGCAAAGTGATCGGATCTAATCCTGTCTCCACAGAAATTGCTGCTATTGAATAGGTCAGGCTGTTTCTGTGGATCCGGAATTTGGGTCTGTCTCCAGCGATACTGTTTCTAGAGTATCTAAGAAGTCCGGCCCGAAGGGTTTTACCACTTTGCCGTTTGTCCGAAGTGCGAGCCAACCTAAATAATAGATGTGCTCTAACTTCTGATCTTCGCCGATAAGTTTGGCAAGTCCTTTTCCATACTTTTGTTCAAAGTCAACAATGATTCTTGGTCGTAATGAATACGTTGCCTCTAAACCGTCTGTTGTTTTTACTTTTACGTATAAGCCGTCCATTTTTCCCCCTTATTAGTTTAAGTTGTTGTCTTTGTTATTGCTCCGCTGATCGGCCATGAGACCGAAGCGGTTGCCAACTCACCGACGGATCCGTTTAGAGGAGTCCATTCGGCAATAACCGCAGAGAAGCTGTATTGCGGATTTCCGGCAGTTGTTGTTCCGTTAACAGGCTTTACTGCAATTGTGACTGCTGTTCCAAGTGTCGGATAAATTGTCTGCTCCACACTTGAAGTTGCATAATCCTGGTGAAATTCTAAACTAACAGAATTATCTACAAGACCGGCAACACGTGTTTTTGCTGTTTGTCCGAATGCAGTTGTTTCGACAATGTCATAGGCACTATTGATCGTGATTGAACTAATGTGATCACTCAGATCGGTGCTTCCAAATAAAACGTATGCGTTAGTAAGAACGATTCTTGCCATTATACGACCGCCTTTGTAATTGCTCCAGTTACTGGCCATGACACACTTGCAGTTGCTAATTCACCAACGGCTCCGTTTAGAGGAGTCCATTCGGCAATAACCGCGCTGCATGTATATGACGGATTGAATGCGCTTGTTGATGATCCGTTTGGCTTAACGATTACTGTTGCTACTGTTCCTAGCAATGGATAGATTGTTTGCTCAACTTCGCCTGTTGCGTAGTCTTGATGAAATTCTAGTGAGATTGAATTGTCTGCCAATCCTGCAAGGCGAGTCTTTGCTGCCGTTGATGAGAATGCAGTTGTTTCGACGACGTCGAATGTCGAGTTAAGTGTTACTGATGCGACCAAATCGCTCAGATCCACTCCACCGACGGATATGAATGCGTTAGTTAGGACTAAGCGTGGCATTATGCGGTCGCTCCTTCTTTGGTTTCTTGTTTAATGGATTGTACTACTTTTGTTTCTTGATTTACTGCTGTTGTTGCTTTGATGTGGTTTCCAGCGATCAGAGTTTCTGCGCTGACTCCTGCATCTTGCAATTCTTCATTTGTTAGCGTGTCGCCTTTGATTTTTCCGCAGACGGTTTTGCTTGAGATGATCGTGTATGACATTGGTTCTCCTTATCCCCAAATTGTTAAGCGGTATCGGTAAGAAAGAAACAGGTTTCCTTGTGATTCATATTGGCCTGATTCGGC